TTCTGACCAATCACTTTTATTTAATAAAAAACCATCTCCATCTCTATCACAACCTTTCATAACATTACCTCAATATATGTTTCATAAATTTTTAAATACCAATCTGTATAAAAGTGATAGTGTATAATTCCTATAAACATAATTGTAGAACCTACAATATTAACTACTATTAATGACCAATCTTTCCACATTATACCTACTATCAACCAACCTGTAATACCTACAAATTGAAAATACATGTTATATGGGTATAGATTCATGGCTGTAGTTATTGCACCTAATATCAATACGATACTTGCAAACCATTTTATGTACCAATCTAGTCCAGTAGATATTTCTTTTTGTACCACTCTTTAAACTCCGGGTCTTTATCAAATTCTTGTAGCAACTCTTGTTGGTCTACATTTCCACTTCTAATACAATCAGCAAGTAATTGCCACTTTTCTTCTTTAGTAAACTTTCTTACTTTTAAAAACTCACTCATAAAAATACCTCTCTCAATATTAATTTTGTTTCTGTTTGATTAAACTTTAAAAACGGTTTAAATTTAGTTATCTTTTTATAGAAGTTTGGCCATACAATTTTATCTGTTATTTTTTCTTGCCAATCTTTTATAAAATTTAAATGATAATCCATAATAATTAATGTTTCTGTACTAATCTTATTTCCAATACAATGTCGTAAAAGTATTGGATGCTGACCATCACGAACAATAACAACATCGGTGGGCATAATACCATCCATATCGCAAGTAGTAAGTATTCTAGAGCAATCTTCTTTGAAGAAATAGCTACTCGAATCGGTTCTCCTTTTGTATTGTAAATATATTTCATGACTTTCTTTTTCTAATAAACTTCCTGACCATGCCTTATTCTTTTTTAGAAAATTTGCAATCATAAAATCATCTATTTCATCTTGATTATATTTTACACTTAGTTTGTGAAACATATACCTATCATTTCTTTTTGTAAATGTTTCTAACTTTGTATGTATCATACCACTATGTTCTGTGTAGTCATACTTGTCTGTTGTAAAATGTAATTTATATGCTAGATACTTTCTATAAACTGCAAAGCCGTCATAGTGTTCATTCATAAAGGTAAAGTTCCACCCTTTTCAACTAAATTTAATCCTTGTGCCTCTATTGTAATTTTTTCTTTTAGACTTTTAGATACATACTTACCAACTTCTGCTGGGTCTATCTTTTGTTGGTCACAATAAAAAAGAATAGCATCCATATATGACATGTCGCCATTTTCTCTTTTTATCTGTTCTATCTTTAGACTGAATTGTTTAGCGTTCATAATATAAAAATCTTGGGGTGTATTTCTGTGTGCCGAGCATACACCAAGCTCCGGCACTTCTTAAAGTGGTAGAGTGCCTAAACTATTTTACCTCTTGTAATTGTGGATTAACTGTATCATAAAAAGTTTGAATTGCTATTTGTAATTCTTCTTCATAATCTTTAGGTTCTTTCACAAAAGACTTCATTGAACCATCTTCTGCAGCCATTAATATGACTATCTGTTCTATTGGTTCATTATAAGTTTCAGCATACATCATTGAGTATGCTGTACATTGTAGAAAATAGTTATCTACCCATGCTTCTATTCTTTCTTTGTTTGCTGTTTTGAAATCAATAACTGATAGTTTTCCGTTGTATTCTGCGATACAATCAACTTGACCTGCAATGGTCAATTTAGGACTGTACATAATTTCTTCTACTAATCTAATGTTATTAATTTGGTCTAGATAGGGTTTCATTAATTTAAATAACCCTAATGGTAGGACATCCCTTATGGATGGTGTTTCGTTCTTCATGTATTGTTCTACTAATGTGTGTAGAGATTTACCTCTATTTGCACATCTTCGCATTTCCCAATTAGCAACATCTTCGCCAATTGATTCACGCCATTTAGTTAGTCCTTCGGACTTTCTCATGCTCAATACTGAAGTAACAGATGGATAATGTGTTCCATCTATTTCGTAAAATCTGTGACCGTTTATCTTCTTACCTTTTGTTTGAGGTAGAATCTTTTTGTCTATGTCTGTATGTATAAATTTCATATCTGTTCTCTATTTATATATTATATTCACTTATTATATACCAACCAACCCTAAATGTCAAGGCTGGTTGGCATACTAATATTTATTAGAATGATATACCTAAACTAAATGTAGCATATGTTGTGTCTACATATTTAGCTGTTCCTGTTGAATCTGAATCGTTTTTACCGACTTCTAATCCAACATCTATATCACTAATTGTTCTATTATAATTGACTTTAGTTACACTTCCTTTTAAGTCTTTACCCCATTCACCATAACTGAATGATAGGTTGTCTGTTAAATTTGCCGTAACTTCTGCCCATGAATAATCTTGTTCTGTTGCTGTTTTATAATTTCCCACAGAATAGTCATATGATATACCACCATAAGAAAGTCCTGTGTTAAATTCTTCATAATCGGAATCAAAATTATCACTATAATAATATCCTGTTACACCGGCATAAGAATCAAAACCTAATATTTTAAATGTTGTTCCTAAATAAACATCCATTTCAATACCTTGGTCTACATCTGCCATCCATATTCCTGCATAGGAACTTTTTGTATCTATATCTGCACCAAAACTTACTGCTGATTCAGATTGAAATACACCTCTATACCAATAGTCTGACATATAACCTATGTTATAACTAACTGGTGAAGCATGTGATGGTAAACTACCTAGTAGTAACAATACCATTAATATTTTTTTCATTTTAACTCCTTGTTATTTTGGATATACTGAAGGTCCTGTTGAAGATGATTTTGTAAATTCTGGATAAGCATCCAGTCCACATTCGGAGATATCAACTCCTAAATCTTCATCTTCTTCAGATACTTTCAATCCAAATGTTATTTTTATGATATACCAAAATAATGCACTTACAATAAAAGTCCATAAGAATATCATAACTATTCCATATAATTGTGCTGATAGTGTTCCAGTAGTAAATACTACTGCAAGTAATCCCCATATACCTGCCGTTCCGTGTGCTGATATAGCACCGACCGGGTCATCTAACTTCAGTCTATCTAAAGTTATAATTGAGTATACTACAATTACTCCACCTACTGCACCAATTAATAATGCAAGTCCTGGTGTTGGCGCTAAAGGTTCTGCTGTTATTGAAACTAGACCTGCAATTGCACCATTAAGTGCCATTGTTAAGTCTGACTTTCCAAACATTACTTTTGATAATATCAATGCACCCATAACACCACCAGCCGCAGCTAAGTTTGTGTTTACAAATATCATTGATACAGCATTTGCTTCAACTACATTCGATACTATTAATTCAGAACCACCATTGAATCCAAACCACCCTAACCATAATATAAAAGTACCTAATGTTGCAAGTGGTAAGTTTGCACCTGGCATAGCAACAACTTTGCCGTCTACATATTTACCTTTACGAGCGCCTAATATTAAAACACCAGCAAGAGCTGCTGTCGCACCACATAAGTGAACAACTCCTGAACCTGCAAAATCTAAAAATCCTGCTTGGTCTAGAAATCCACCACCCCATTTCCAATATCCTTGTACTGGATAAATGAAACTTGTCATCACTACACAAAATAGTAGGAATGGCCATAGTTTCATTCGTTCTGCAACTGCACCCGATATAATCGAACATGCTGTTGCTACAAATACAACTTGAAAGAAGTGGTCAGCCATACTTGAATAATAAATATCGCCTCCACTATTTAAAACTTCTTCTGTTGTATTGTCTGCACCTAATAGAAATGCTAATTCAGGTATTACACCTGTACCAACACTTGGGTACATAAGATTATATCCTACTACCATGAACATAATGCATGATATAGAATATAGTGCTATATTTTTAGTTAAGATTTCTGTCGTGTTTTTAGCTCTGACAAGACCAGATTCCAACATTGTGAATCCAGCGGCCATCCACATGACAAAAGCACCCATAACTAAAAAGTATAATGTGTCTAGAGAATATGATATCTCTATTATACTATTTTCCATTGTTTACCTCGTTATTGTTTTAGGTGAAAAGCGGTCCACCATTGTTGATTTAAGTCAGCAACCTGACTATGCTTTTCATAATATAGTTTTCAAATCGTTTTACAGCATGTAGCTAAAAATGTTCCTATCATCCATCCTGTTATCATTATTAGACTTATAAATCCAATAAATGCAACTGCAAATCTTAATACATCCCAATAATATTTAATTGTTTCCATTATTTACACCTTTTAGAATTTGGTTTTCTTTTACAACGATAAGTTCCATGACTTGAATTTTTTGTCATCTTAACTACTTTACCACTTCCTGTTTTCTTTACAGGTGGTGCTGATGGGATTGCTGATTTACTCATTAGTATTAACCTCTTGTCAATTTTAAAATTTTTTCAATTTGTGCCTTAATAATAGGTCCTCTATTTGGCCAATAAATATAATCTTCTTCACTTTTTGCAAGATTATATAAGAAAGGTAAAATTACTTTTTCTACCTCTTTAAATCTTTTAACTGTTTCTTCATTAGATATCTCTTTTGTCACCGTATCTTTTTCAGCAACTATCTGCATAATTTCATTCATCATACTTTTAATAGTCTGAACATCTGATTTCACTTTAGACAATTCTATATTTGTTTCTTTGTTCTCGCCTACTACCACTTTTTCTTCTACTGGTTTTTGATTGACTGGTGTAAAACCAAAATCTTGGTCTAAGTCAAAACCTCGCATATAATCTGGTATATCTGACATTACTTGTTCCTCTTTGCTCTCTCTTGGTGTTTTTTAACCACCTGTTTGGTCTTAATCTCTTTAATAGATTTATTACCATATCTATCTGCAAGTGCTGAATTAGGGTGGGCGTCTGCGATTCTGGATAGATTATCTTTCCAACCAGAATCACTTTTTATTCCACCGACACCTGCAACTATATTTATACCTGTGTGAACTTGTTCTACATCAGGATTATCAATTAAGTAGTTTTCCATTTCTGAAATTTTCATCATCTTTTCTTCAACTACTCCTGTTGATATATTGTGAAAGGTGTATGTAGGCATTATTGCATGTTCTCTAACGCTTTAGTGAAACGATTCGCATGACTTCTTTCTGCCTTTGCAAGGGTTTCAAACCAATCTGCAACTTCATCAAAACCTTCATCACGAGCAGTCTTTGCCATTCCAGGATACATATCTGTATACTCATGTGTTTCACCGATGATTGCAGCTTGTAGATTTAATCTACTATCTCCTATAGGTTCTCCTGTCGCTGGGTCACCACAGTCTTTTTCTAAATATTCCATATGTCCATGTGCATGTCCAGTTTCACCTTCTGCTGTTGAACGGAATACTTGTGCCACATCATTTTGTCCTTCGACATCAGCCTTAGCTGCAAAATATAAATATCTACGATTCGCTTGTGATTCACCAGCAAAAGCGTCTTTTAAATTTTGTTCTGTCTTAGTTCCTTTTATACTCATTATTTACTCCTATAATATGAAATCCCAAAATATTGCTATAGCAGATACAAAAAGTACTGCTTTAACGATATCAGGTAAATCATCACATATTTCTTGCATTTTTTCAATCATATTGATTCTCCTATTGCTTGACTATACCACTCGGGAACTTTTGAAGGTTCTTTCCATGTAGCAAAATCTCGCTTTTTCATTATATAATATTTGCGATAACTTCCTACCACATCACCTGGTACTTTACATTCATCTGGCATAGCAGGTGTAGGTAAAGTGCCGACTACATTAAGAGGAGAATTTTTAGGTGGGTTTCTCAATACTTCTTTTAGTTTTACAACTGAAGTATGGTCTACACCTTTAAACCTCTTCTTAAATTCTTCGTTAAGAGCAATGAAGTGTCTATACAACCAGTTATAATTGTATG